GGAAACAACCAACGACTTGTTTCCCAAAATCTTCTTTGTTCTGTTATGTCATACAATAATTTTTTAGTTTGATCTACACCAAAACCTTTAGCCATTCTTTCTATAAGTTCTGCATCATCAATACCATTTTCTCCACCTGATGTAATTTTTTTCATACGCTCTATAGTTTTTTTATTTAATCCTGCTTTTTCTGCACCTGCAATAATTTTTTGTTTTACACCTTCAGAACTAATAGATATAAGTTCTTCTGACTTTTTCCAATAAGAAGATTTAAACACAGGTATTCGTGACATAGTGTTTGTTGGTTGTGTCATAAACCAGCTAAAAAATCTTTCTGTCCATTTGTCATAAAAACCTTTAGGTGCTGATATTGATTCTGCAATATAATCTACTGTGTCTGGTAACACACCTTCTCCACCAAATTTATCTAAAAATTCTTTTCTAACTTTATCTTCATATGCAGTAGCTTTTTCTTGTAATTTTTTAGCTTCTTTAGGCAACAAAGCATCTTGCGACAGTAATTCTAAATCTGATTGTTTAGCACCAATATTTCTAGCAGTATCTAAACTAATTGTTTCGCCTTTTGCATTTTTAAATTTACCTGTTATTACAAGGTCGTAAAGATCAGGATTTATACTTTTACCATCATTAGAAAGAAAACCTTTTAGGTTATTTCTTAGTCCTTCTACAAATGTTGCAATAGCTTCATCATATTCTTTTTTAGTTAAACCATTTTTGTTTTGTAATATTTTAAGTAAGTTGCTGTTACCTGCTGTAAGATTTAACATAGCTTCCCTATATTCACTACCTTCTGTTTTAAGTGCTGTAGTAAGTTCGACAAATCCTTTAGCAGGATCATCAGACAATTCTATTGATGCAACTTTTTTACTTAATGTATCTGACCTTAGTAAGTTAATTACACGCCATTGTCCTAATCCCCATTGTTCTATGTTTTGCAGTCTATTAGCAGGTATGTACTTAATCTTGTTATCTAAAATAACCCTATTGCCATCTTTTAATACTGATTTACTTATCCTGCCTGTTGCTGATTCTGATATGCCTAACTTAAACATAGTTGTATCTAACCAACCTTCTTTTGCATAACTTCCTCTTACACCAATACTGTCATCAAAAATTCTAGCAAGTAGTCCTATTGGGTGGTCTAACACACCTAACGCACCATTTGCTACAGCTCTTAATTGTTCTTCTGCTATAACTCGTACAGTCCAAGCAGGTCTAAGCAACACTAAAGGTTTAAATATAGTTCCTACATAAGTATCTAATGCTCTACCAACTGCTGATTCACCAACAATGCCTAACGCATCTCTGTATCTACCATTAAAACTTTTATCTAGCTTATTTGTTAATTTAATTACTTGACTAGGATTTTGTAATTTTAAATCTTGTGTTAATGCAGATTCCAAAACATTTTTAGAAAATGTTGTCTTAGCTATTTCATCTATTTGTTCATCTGACAATTTACTAAACTCTGGGTGTTTTTTCATAAACCCTGCGAACTGATCCCACACACCACCAAACTTATTTAGTATTGGTAATGTCTGTTGTGCATCATCTTGTTCTTTTAATACTTTTTGTAACACAGTAAATACATCATCAACTAGCTTATTATTTTTATCTGTAAGTTTTCCTGCTGTTTCTAATTCGTTTTTATATATTGTTCGTAAATCAGAAAAGTCATCTATAACTCTATTAACTATTGCAGAACCTCTACGAGCAGGGTTTTTAGTTTCTAGTTCGCTTAACTCTACAATCATATCTTTTACTCTTTTACTACGATTAGTTATTTCACCTGCTGGGTCTAATAATTTAAGGAACTTAACATACTCAACAATTAATTTATCTGGATTGTTTGCACTTAACTTTGTTGTGTACTGTGGACCAAAGTAATCATCTAATGCCCTTCTAAATGTTCCAACCTTTTGTACTTTAGGTACTACACCTTCTGTAGCAACTGCTAATACTTTAGGTGTCAATATATTTTTAACTGCTGCAATAGCTGCTTGTTCATCTAATCCATCTGCTAATCCAAATAACTCATTAGAAAATTTAGCAAAGTCATCTGCTAATGCTTCATCTTTTATAACAAACTCATTAACTAATTTAAAGTTAGACCTTGTAAGTATCTCATCTGGTTTATCTTTGTTAGCATACAAAAACTTTGCTAACTCATCTCCAAGTTTTCCATCTATAGCTTCTTGTGCAGAAGTTCTACTAAATGACTTTCTAACAAATCCATTTTTAAATAGACCCATAGCATCAGCACCTTCATCTGTAAGAGTAAGCATACTCCTACCTGCTTTTACAGTTTTAACTGCTTTACCTGCCCAAAAGGTAGGGTCAAGTAAGTTAAGACCTAAATCAATAAGCCCTGTATAAAAATCATATGCTCTATCTTCTGGACCTGCAATAAACTCTAATGGTTTAAATATGACACGACCAGGTGTCATATGTGGGCTTTTACCTCTTGCAATTAATGCAGCAGCTCTATCTCCATCAAACTGTGCTACTTTTTCTTGTTCAAATACTTTGTCAAATACATTAACTCCAAGAGATGCAGCAGCAATCTGTCTTGCTCTAATTGGGTCTGCACCTTTGTCTATTAAATCTCTATATGTTTGTGTTTTTTCAGGATCAGTAGATTGAAATAATGCTGTACCTAAATCTATCTTTTCACCTTTTTCTTTTGCTTCTCTCCAATATGCAAATGGTTCTATCTGTGCTTTTTTATATGCTTCTGAAAATGTTGCACCTTGTTGTACTAATCCTATAGTTCTTATAGGTTCTGCTATAACATTTTCATATAACGATCTAACACCTAGCAAACCACCTTTAACAGCTAACTCTGCAAAACCACCTGTATCTGGATTAACATTAAACTGTTCAAACACAGCATTCTTTAATGCACCATAAGTTTTTTCTTTAGCTTTACTAAAAAAATCTGTAAGACTATCTACAAAAGAATTATCTGCTTGTTGTTTAGTTGCCTGTACTAATACAGAACCAGGCACATTAGCACTTTGTTGTTGTATAGCACTAAGTCTATTTGCTTCTTCTGGTGTAACCATTAGATGTATTCTAGTAAGCTGTCATCTCCTGTTTCCAGCCAACTGTTGTATATAAAATCTCTTACTTCTTCAGCTTTCAATACTTGTTGTTGTGGTTGAGGATTTATACCTGGACCAAAAGGTAATCCTGCTGTAACAGGTTCTGATGGTCTTTGTGTTTCTGCAAATATATCCATTTGTGGCATTGGTCTTGCTAGTCTAGGTTGTGCTTGTGGCATAGTATCTTTTGGTAAAGGTGCAGCTTGTTGTTGTTCTGTTAATTCTTTTTGTTCACCATAAGCAACACCAGGCATTCTACGCACAGCCTGTGTGTTATCTTGATAATTTCTAGCAGGTGGTGGTACGTTTAAACCTCTGTTACTAGGACTTCTCGTTGCCATCTTCATCCTCATCATCATAAAACATAAATGTAGAACTTATAATCATATAGCCAAAAGGAAAAGCTAATGGTGGCATTTGGTCGTGAAACATTCTAGGTTGTAATACTTCTTCTTCTAGTAATATATCATCACCTAGTTCATCAACATCATATAAAGAATTATGTACAATATCTGCAAAATCACTATTTACACTCATTATCCACCCATACCTTGTAATAACTGTGCTATGCCTGGTGGAGCACCCTGTGGTGGTAGGGAAGCTCCTCCAAGCAATTCTTGTTCTGCTTCAGGTATTGCAGGTTCTTCTGCTGTGTAAAACTTATCTAATATACTTTGCATATCATCTGGCTGTTTTCTTATCTGTATAACAGCCATAGTTGCTTTAGGATCGCCTTGTTGTGCCTGTGCTAGTAAAGAATCAAATAAAACTTTTTCTGCTTTTTCTTTTGTAATTCTACTGTTTACAGTTGTAAGGTTATCTAACCCATCAAGGTTCTCTTGTAGTGTCTGTGTGTCTATGATACCTGCCTGTAGTAATTGCAGCCCTGTTACAATCTTCTGTGGCTCATCATATCCAGCCATAGCACCATACACTCTGCGTGTTTTATATGCACCTTGTATATCCTTTGCTGGGTCATACTTTTCGCTAAAGAACTGATTGTTGTAATAACCAGATAAGTCTTT